ACGCCCTTGAGATCCCGCATTGCAATCTGACGCATGTGATACAGCGTCGGGTCGTAGTTGAATTGATAGTTGATCTCATACACATTCGGGCCAGTTCGACTTGTGCTTGCGCCTGTAAAAACTAGAGTGCCTGTTGCGCAAGTGAATGTGTTGCCAGTTGCTCCAAATGTGAAAGACGCACTATTCCTTTTGCCTGCGATCGCCATGATCGTTGCATAATTAGGTCGACCATAGATCACATTTCTGATCGAGATACTTGCGATTGGCAATAGAAACGAGATAGGTTCTCCAGCCGAATCTGATTTTGTTCCACCAATATCACTATTGTCTTGAGTTCCACCCGATGGCACTGCCGTGCCTGTGCGCCAAATGTCGATCGCTTCCTCGCGGATGTTGCTCTCAATCGATGTGAACCCGACCTCGGTCTCGGTCTTCACATCTGCCGCCACAATATTCACGCCGTCGCCCATTGTCGATTCAAAGGTGAATACGGCAGACCAAATCCTGTCCATGCCGTCGGAGACTGGCGTATAGGTCGCCGATACAAAACGCATGTATGTCGCCATCGTCGTGTCGTCACCCGCGCCAAATACTTCGTATGCGCCTGCGCCCGATGCAATGTCGAAGACATTGATGGCTTGATCTGTAGTGTCACGCACAAGATAGTTTTGCGACCCGCTCCACTTGCCACGGTCAAATGTTGCGGAGCGAGATTGCTTAATCCATGAAAGAACTATTGTCATGTGGTTGCTCCCATCGCATTGAGTGAGTCTGCGATCTCTTGCAGAATGTCGGTGTGCAATTCAGCCGCGTTCAGTTGTTGCTTGGCAATGTCCACTTGCTTCTCGATGGAGAAGTCAGTTGACCCGGCGACTTTGATTGATCCGATGGCGGTGCTCAGACCTTCGACATTTGATGTGCCAGCGGCCTGCGCATTTAGTTCGGCTTCTGTCTCGGCGTAGGCTTTTCGGGCTTCGGCTAGATCGTTTTGTCCGTCAAGAGCCTGCTTGTTGGAGTCTTCCCGCGACTTTTTATTTTGATTGGCTACTTCCTTTTCAAGATCAAGTTTTTCGCGCAGAGCAACCAGTGCGTCGTATGCCGCTTTGCCCTCGTCTTTTAAGTATTGAGGGATCGTTTTTAGATTCTGTATGCGCTCAAATTCAATATCGCGCTCTGACATTGAAGCCTTGCGCAAATCATCTTTAATTTTCAGTATTTCTTGTTCCGAGGATAGGCGTTGATCGTGATAGAATTTTATGACTTTTGCTTTTTCTTCTTCAATCTTCTTTTGCTTGGCGGCAGATTCGTTTGCAATCTTGTCTACGGCTTCTTTGTTGCGCTCGTTAATGAGCGCGCGATTTTTATCTTCTTCTGCAATTCTCTTTTGGTTTTTTGCAAACTCTCCACGCGATCCCTCTTGCGCGCTTTCTTGACCCATCGTGCCGCCTGTTAATGGATCAACAATTCCGCGTGCAATCATTTCACCAAGCGCGCCAGCAATCGGAAGATTCTTGACAAACTCCGCAAAGACATTGCCAACATGAACAAAAGCATCTCCGAGACCTGTGATCGTGCCGTCCTTGAATCCCTTTACGAATTCATTAGCCATCTTTGCGCCCGCGTCAAGTGCTCCAATAATGCCAATTGAACCCAACAGATTGCCCGAAATAGATTTCAACTGCTTTGAATTTATCTTTTCAATACTGCTAGTAATACTGCCGCCGCTTTTCTTTGCTTCATTTGCCGCGGCTTTCATGTCTTTAACAAATGGATGGACATTTCCATAAAGATCAACTGTCATCTTGCCTGTGATTGCCATTACTTAACTCCCATTTGTTGCTTTAGTTTTTTAATGGAGACAAGCGGGTCTGTCTTTGGTTTCTCGACATACGCCATAAAATCTTGCGGCGTGAACGATCGGGATCGACTCGACCTGTGCGCATTGGCGACAGTTGACGCAACGATGCCAGCGGCTAGATCGCCGCGCTGGCGTGAGTCAAGGCATCCGACGATGCCCTGATATTCGATCCATTCTTGGAGTTCTCTAGAGGACATTCGATCTCCTAATTCAGCCACCGTCATTTTCAATTCAGCCGCAAGCGTGAACATAAACATGCGTATTCCGTTGCGGCTCCTCAGTTTTTTTCGAGTTCCTCAGCATCCTTAGCCCCGAGACCCGTTAGGCGCTGGCAGTGCTCGTACAACTTATCTATGACGCTTGCAGGCATTGACCCGACCTGATCCATCTCGGCATCGCTAAACAATCGCACGCCAGCCTCGTCCGTGATACAGCGCACGACGAGACTAGCGCGGATGTTTTTCACACCCTTCTTCACATCTCTCTCCGAATACACATACTGCTCCCACAAATCTCTACCTGAAGCGGATAATCCGCAAAGTGAGACGAGACCGTCAATGCCCGCAACCTTTACAGTCGCGGTCGGGATCTTGAGCGCAAGTAGTTGTTCTCGGATTGACATGGGTGCTCCTGATTAGGTGATGGTGATTGTGCCTGTGCATTGCAGACTGATAGATGCTGTGATGATTGCATCGGTCGATGCCTTGATTGAGTAGCCAGTCACAATTGCATTTCCCGATATGGTCGAACCATCGCTTGAGGCAATCGCAAATGTGTTTGATGTGCGGGCCGTGATCGCCGCCTTGATTGCGTCTTGGCCCGTGTCTGCGCCGTTGCTATTCACATCGCAGGAAATTGTGCCTGGCGTAATAATGCCGGGCAGAAATGCCTTGGTCGTTGAACTAATAATTGTCGATTCAACCGCTGAAACGGAGAAGCCGTCGTAGGACAAGGAGGTGACTTCGCCAACTAAAACTGCGTTGTATGTGAGTGATGTTGTTCCCGAATTTGCTACAATTACTGCCATTTGTTTTTTCCTTTAGAGTGCTGGAGGTGTGGGATTAGTTACAAGAGTGATCGGTGCTGGTGTCGACGCGACATACCAAATCTTCACCGTGACACTGCATACGAACACGCCGTATTCAGTGCCTTCGCTACCCATGTCGTAGGCCATGTTTGAGCCGTCGATACGAATGTTTTGAATGACCATTGGGCTGTTGCTCGCGGTCGCAAGCGATCCCGCTGAGTTGTACAGATCGACCCGCACTTGGTCTGCAATGTTGGTCGCTTGCAAAAGACTTGAACTGACGCAGTCAACTGTCAGAGTCGCAAGTCGCACGGTATCGCCAGTGCCCTTGATCGTCGGGTTGAGCGCGTCGTCGCTTTGCGATCCGACGACGATGAACGGCGCTGATGTTGTCGGCGTGGCAAACGATTGGAATATCTTTTGCGAACTGCCCACAGCCGTGATCACGCTGGTTGACTGTTGCAAGGCAAGGTGAATGGCTTCTACGAATTTCATCGCGCCGCCTTGTTCATTTCTTTTGCTATGCGAGCAAAGACATTCTCAAGTCCGTATCCGATGTCCTCGGTGAATTTGGCGTTGATCGTTGCGCCGTACATTTTGAAGAACTTGCTGAATACTTGCCAGCCTTGATAGGCGCGTGATGGATCTTTATAGCGGCCGTGCTCGATGAGCCAGGAGTTTTGCGTCCTGCCCCAAATGCGTGCCCACACAGTCGCCTTGTCCTTGCCGATTTCTTTTGGAATGATTTTGTGGCCGTAGATATTGTGCGCAATGCGCTCTCGGCTCTCTTTAATAGGATGCATTGGTTGATGCTTCTTCGCACGCCAGCGCCATGACTTCTGCGCGTCGGTCTGATTGATATCGTTCTTGCCCACATATGTGCCGTACATGCCTGCAAGCTGTTCGCGTGGCTTAGTTAACGCCTTGACCTCAGCCTTGCGCAAGACCTTGTAGATGTCGTCGCTATGCAAAGTCTTCATCTGATCAAGGAACTGATCCAAGCCTTTGATGATCTTGCCACTGCTCGCCATTACGAATCCACCTCTCGGCACTGCATGATGAGTGTGTGGCCCGCAGACTTGTAGTCGACGATGGACACAATCTCGAATGTGGTGCTGATCGTCGTGCCTGTCGATGCAGATCGACTCAAGCTTGCGGTGAAGCGGTCGTAGTTGTTGATGCCCGGGTAGAAGTTTGTTGTGATCTGATGCGTGACGATCTGTTGAAGCGCCATGTGGTTGGTCTTCTCCACCGCGCTCGAGTCCTTGATCTCGCCGAAGATTGTGTCGCCAGTCGTGTAGGTGTAGGTCGGCGTGCCGAAAGTGCCGAGCGCCTGCGTGCGGGTCTTGATCACAAGAGGCGTGCGCATCATGCCGCTGTTCATTGGTACTCACCCGACTTGTACTGAGCGATGAGCGCCTTGATCGTGCCGGGCACTTCGTACTGCTGACCTGGTGACAGCGTGGATCGATAGTCGTAGAGCGTTGAGCATTGCATCAAGATGGCGTGCTTGAGTGCGATTGGGATCGCAGTTGCACTGGAGCCGTGACCCGCCACATAGACAACTGTGACCACGCCTGCGCCGCCGCCGACGAGTGACGGCCATGATTTGCCGTCGAGCAACTGGACGCGGCCAATGCCGTTGTACGACTTCACCGTGTAGTCGGTTGACGCTGACAAGGTCTGCGTGTTGCCGTCGGTGTCGACATACTGCACGCTCGTCACGCTGACTAGCGGCGAGCGCGGCAGTGCGATCTCGTATGACGAGCCGTTGTAGACCTCGCCGCTTGAGCCTTGGACTGGCGTGTTCTGCGGGAACGAGTCATAGACCGAGGTGAATGTCGTGTTTGAAATTACAATTCCGCAGTAGTTCTCAATCATCTCCTGCGCTGTCGTGATGATTGATGTTGACCCGCTGGTGCTTGCGGCGATGTAGGTGTCGTCGAGCGAGTGAAATATGCGCAGATGCGCCTTGGCTTGCGCAGTTGATACCGCCATGAAACTCGGAGCGGTCGTGATCGTGGTGTTGACTCTCATCGCGGTGTCGCTCCCTTCTTCACAGCTTTGCATGGCACGGCCCGCGAACAACACTGCACATCGTCGGAGTCTGCACGCTCGGCGTAACCGAGTGCGAGCCACTCAATCGCTGTGCGCTCGTCGACGGCGATGACTTCGCCCGGCGCGTGAACGCCAGTCGCTGTCGCTA